CCTTGAGCGCAATTGCCGGGTCGAGGGCCAAATCGGCGTTGGCAACGAGCGCGCCACCGAGCCCGAGTTTCCCGTCTTGCACGGCGTAATTGTCGCGCCACGTTAGTTGCACGTACCCGCGGCCGTAATACGTTTGCCCGGTTTGCGGGTCAGGCACGCCGTACGGCTTTCCTTTTCCTTGTCCGTACTCGGCGATTGGCGCCATCGTTTGCGCCGTCTCGTGAAAGGTCGTCGCCAAGATGTAGGCCAAATGTCGGTCGTCGCATCCGACCGACTCGGCAAAATCGAGTATGGCATTCATGCCGTCGACTTGCCCCTGCGTCATGGAGCCGGAGAAGAGCGAGCCGCGAACACTATCGAAAAAATACTTGCGTTGAATCATTGCGGCCATTCCCCATCCTTCGGCTTGTCAATCGGCGGCAACCTCCGGCGCGCGTGCCACCATGCATGGAGCAAGACGCCGCCGCCGACAACGACGCCGAGCGCAAGCGCAACCTCAAGCCACGTTCCGACCGTCATTGGACAATGCCGCACGCGTACTCGACGCGGTCGGCGTCGCACAGTTGACCCGACTGAAACGGCCCGCGCACCTGGCCCTTAACCGAGAAGCACAGTAGATTTTGCTCGGTGGCGCCGGGCGGCGTGTAGCGACACCAAAAGGGATTGCGCCCGGATACCTCCAACGCCCGGCCTTGCTGCGAGATAAGCGGCGGGAGCACGTTATAGGTGTTGCCGCTCGTGCCGACGCATTGCCCGACAATGCTCAAACTCGCACCGTCGAGTACCTGAAAGCGCGCCGACGCGAACGACTTGCCAATGGTAAACTGAAACGTAACCGGCATGACGTCGCCAAGCGTCGTCGTGCCGCTCACGCCCGACACATCGAATGTCGCCGGCAACCGGAGGTCGACCCATCCGGTACCCGTACCCGGCAACACAAAGTGGATGAGGTCAGAGGTTACCCCGGTGCATTCCTCGGCTAAGAACGTGTCGGATTGAATCCCGCAACACGCCGCCGGTTGACTCGCACACTCGGGATTACACACGCCCTGCGCCGCAGCGAGGCGCGCGAAAAGCAGAATCAAAAAGACCCATCGCATTGTTAATCTTCTCCCTTTTGTCGGCCCGCCCCCGACCCGAGGCGGCTTTTCAGCATTTCCAATTCCTGTTGGCGAATCACAACGAGGCGTCCGGAATCGTCGGCGATCTTGTGCATTAATTGCGATTGCTCGGACAGCGCCTCGGTCTGTAGTTTGAGCTCCGCGGTCTGCTCTTTAAACAGTAAGGTCTGTGTTTGGAGCTCGCTCAAGCTCGTACGCTCCGCGCTAATGAGCGCCGCCACCGATTCGGTGTTGCCGCTCATGCGCGAGGTAATCATGTTCATATTGTCTTGGAAGCGCGTAAGCAGAAACCACAGCAGCACGCCGGCGACGACGACCGGAAAGCCGACTTGCACAATGACGCGGGAGAGGAGGTCGACCCATCCGGCGCCCGGAATGACTACTTGGGGCGGCCCGCCGCCGGCGGGAGCGGTCATGCCTCGCCCGCTAGGCGCCTAAGCGTCGCGCCAAGCGTCGCCGGGTCGAAGCGGTGTAGCTTCTGCGGCGGCACAAAGCGCACCCGGCGCCCGTAAATGAATCGAGCCACGGTGGCGACCCGCCGGCCCTCCTCCGCCACAATCCAACCGACGAAGGTCATATGGGGCGGCGGGCCGTAGACTAAGACTACCGGCGCGTCGTCGGGGTCTTTCGGCTCTATAGGAAGGTCATTCCACAAGTGGTCGAGCGGCGGCGGCGCTTTCGGCGGCCGCGTTCTCACTTCGAGGCGCCCGAGGTCGCGGCAATCAATCCGCCCGACCCTCGGATGATAGAAAATCCGCCCCGCAATGCTGCCCGCGAGCTCGCCATGCGCGCCCAAGCAATGCGAGCCAACGTCGTCGCCATCGAAGGCGTTTCGCCGCATGTCGCCAATCGCCGACGCTTGCCGCAAGAGTCCAATGGCTTGCGCCACTACGCATAAGCCCGGCTCCAAGGTGAAAACGACCCCCGTCGGATAGGCGGGGGCAGGCGTAGCGGCGCCGGAGCGTTTGGCGTCGGCCGCCGGCGACACGACTGCGCCCGCCCGATACATGGCGGGGCGGTGCGTCTATCACACCGGCGGCGCGAGTCTACCGAGCGTGCTATGAGCGCTCGGGAGGGGGGCCGCACCATTGGCGACCGTCGAGGAGGAGGAGCGCTATCGCCGGGCGTTGCTCTTTCTCCTCCGCGACGACCCCGCCACCGCGCACCTGGCCCCCGCCGCCGAGCTCTACCGCGGCGGCCCCGTGGTCTACGTGAACGGTCAAGAAGTGGTCTGTGGCGGCCGCGACGCGCCGCTCCCGGCCACTATCCAACCCGGGCCGCTCGACCCCTTCGTATGGCGTACCCTCGACCCCCCGCGGCCCTACAAACGGCGCAAACCCCCCTCGCACAAGGGCCGACCGCATAAGACGGTCGAGCAAGCAAAAGCCGAGGGGCCGCCCGTCATGACCTCGTGGCTCGGCTCCGGGGCCGAGTACCTCGGCCGCCCCGAGCCACCGCCCACCGCCTCGCTCGCCCCTATCCACGCCGCCGCCGTCGAGCGCTTCGACGCCGAATGCGACGCCCCCGAGCTCGGTTTCATACCCGCCCACAACGCCCCGACCCTCAAGTTTCGCCCCCGTCGCCCCCGAGCTCGCCGCCCTCAACCGACCGACCGCACCCTCTATTCCCCCTTGTATGACGGTATCTTAGACGTCGACCCCCTCGACCTCGACGCCCACCGCATGAGGTAAGCCGCGATGCCTCGCCGCCGCTCCCATGACGCCTTGAAGGCACGCGACCTCGGCCGCCGCTCGCTCGTCGGCGACCCCCGCCCACCCCTCGACATTACCGCCGAGCTCCGCGCCTTGAAGGCTCGAATCGTCGCGCCAACTACCGAAAAACCCTATTGGTCGGTCTACCGCGGCGGTCGCTTCCTCGGCGCCGGCAAGACCCCCGAGCGCGCCCTCACCGCCGCCACTATGCGGGCGTATCTTGACAGGTACCCCTCGCACGGCGCATAGCCCATCGCATTCGGTGCCGGCCCCGTGGGATGACCGGCCGGCGTGCCAGGTGAGCCCGGCGCACCCGACGACCTCGGCCCCCCTCGGGGAAGCGGCGTCGGGATAAGTGACCGGCATTCCTGCTGTATTCCCCCGCTTCGGGACCAGGGGGGTTCCGGCCATGGGCATCGCGTTTCCCCTCTTCGACACCCCCCCATGGCCCCGAGCGCGTGCGGACGACCCGCCTCCGCGCCATACCTCGCTTCACTTCTCGCCTAGTCTCGCCGCCCCACAGGGGGGGGGACTAGGGGGGGGGTCCGAGCTTGACCAGCCAGGCAAGGCAAGACCCGGCCCGGCCCACTCGAACCTAGGCGACCATCGGGAGCCGGCCAACCAACCTAGGCCGCTCGCATTCTAGCAGAACGCGGCGAGAGTGTAGCGCCGCGCGGGGTATGGCCGCTCGCCTCCCGGCTCGCTCGCCCCGGCCCCTGGCCCCCGGTCATGCCACTGTCAGCATGCTAGCAGGCTAGCCTGCTGGGCCTAGCAGGCTAGGGTGCGGGAACCCGCGCGGGGCGCGGGTTGCCGCCGCAGGGCGGGGCGAGGCGTGAGCCCGCTAGGCCTGGCCAGGCGCAAGCCTAGCTGGCTAGCTGGCTGGCCAGGCCGCGAGCCCCAAGCGCAGCTTGGGGGTCAGCGAGCGACAGCGAGCGGCCCTCGGCCCCGGCTCCGGCCGAGCAATCTCGGCCCGCATGCACCCTCGGCCGCGCCATGCGTTGACGTTGCGACCCCTCGGCCGGCGGGTCGAGGGTCAACGCTACGGGCTCGCCAACGGTAGGGGCGGCGTGGTAGCGGGGGCGGGCATGGCGGAGGAGCGCACGGGCGAGGGGACGCGCAAAAACCTCGGCCCGCCGGTGGCGGTGGTCGTCGAGCGGCTCGCCAAGATGCAACGGGCGTGTCGAGCGTCGCGCGAGGAGAAGAAAGCGGCGGCGCGGCGGTGGCTCGAATCGGTCCCGGGGATGAACCTTGCCGAGCTCCGGACGTCGACGTCGACGAAGTATTGGACGGTGGCGATGCTGCACTTGGGCGGCTACGACCTCCGGACGATCGCGGGCACAATCGGTTGGTCGAATGTGGCGCGGGCGGCGCGGGCGTTAAAGCATCCGGCGGTGCGTCGCATAATCGAGCTCATTCGGGCGGAGCAAGTCGACCGGATATTGCGTGGAGAGTACGGCGTGCAGGCGGCGGCGAAGGCGGCGGCGCCGGCGGTCATGGAGCACGTTGCGGAGCTCGCCGGCGGGGTCAAAGACAAGGCCACCGGGGCGCGCATTGGGCGGGCGAAGCGGGATAGCGACGCCTTACGCGGTGCCGAGCTCCTCCTAACCGTGTCGGGCGATAAGGTCGAGCGCAAGGCGGTGTTGCACGCGCACCTCTTCGAGCAAATGAGCGACGACGAGTTGGAGCGGTTGGCGGGGGCGGGCGAATGGCCGGAGCGCTTTCGCGGGGTCGCGGGGTACTTGCCGGGGGGCGAATGAGCGACGACCGCTATTGGGTCACGGTGCGGGTCGAGGTCGAGCGTGGGCGTGGCTCGGGAGCGGCCCGGGGGTCGATCGACGCGGCCGAGCGTACCGACGTCGAGCCCGAGGCGTTGGGGCTCTTTCGGACGGCCCTGTACCGAGCCCTTGCCGACCTCGACGGCGGCGAATGAGCGCGCCGCTAGACCTCCATACGCTCGCAATCGTGGTTGCGGCGCTCCGCCGAGCGCTCGAATTTCAATGGTGGAGCGCCGCCGACCCCGACGCCGTCGCCCCGGCGCGTCAAGCGTGCCACGCAACGCTCAAGTGGGCTGAGGCGCTCTGTAAGGGCGAGGAGGCCGACGAATGACGCGCGCCGAGGCGCTAGACGAGCTCGGGCACCGCTACCGTATCCGATTCGTCGTCGAGGTCGAGCACGAGGGCCGGTCCTACGCCGCCCGAGGGGCCACCATGACCGAGGCGCCGAGCGAGGTCGAGGCGGCCGCGGTCGAGCTCTTGCGGCTCATGCTGGGCCGAGCGCTCGCCCAACTAGCCGAGCCGGTCGACTAGTGGTGCGCGTGCTGCCGCTCGACAACGCCGAGGACGTGCGGCAAGCCCTCGACGACCTCAGAGCCCAAATCGACGCCGGCGACGTACGCGCCGTCGCAATCGTCGCCGCCCATGCGGACGGTGGCATAGAGCCGTGGTGGGGCGCGTCACGGAGCTACGGCACCCATGCGGGCACGGTCTTGCGCGGGATGGTCGCGTACCTCGCGGCCGTCATGGACGCCGAGGCGCTCGACGGGCGCTAGTCGCGTGGTTGCGTCGGGAGCTCGGCGATTGCCGCCCGACGCCACGCCTTAACCACGGCGCGCCAAAAACGCCCGTGGTCAACGCCCGCCTCGGCGGCGCTCCGGGCGGCGTGCGAGTCCAAGCACGCCCGCTCGTGCGAGGCGCGGGCGAGGGCGTTTCGGGAAACGGTCTTGCCGCATGCGCGGCACGTAATGAAAGGGCCGTTAGGTTGCCAGCGGAGGAGCATGGCGGGCGTCATGCCGCGACCTCGGCGCAATGGTAGCAACGCCGGCGTGCCACCGGGCGGTTGTCGAAATCGGCGACGACGTGCCCGCATTCGAGCGTGTCGAGGAGCCGGTTAGGCGTACGCTCCCGAGCGACGACGCGCCGGAGCGGCGCCCGTTTGCGGCGCTCGGCGGTCATGGCTCGACCTTCCGCGCCCCGGGCCGCGGGCGCTTGGCGGCGCGGCGTAGTTGGCGGAGCTTCGCCGGCGTCAACGCCTTGCCGCCCTTGCGGCCGCCCTTGGCGCCGACGCATGCGGGGCAGATAAGGACGCGCTCATGAACGGGGCAATGCGGCGTCATACCTCGACCTCGGCCCGAAGTAGCGCCTGGTAGCGCGCTTCCTGCCATGCAATCGCCTCGGCCGCATTCTCAGCGGTCAAGACAGGAAAGCGAGCTGTACGCTCCATGATCGCTTGTGCCATAACCTCCCGGCGCGTAATACGCTCGCGCACCGCGGCGGGAGTATCGGGGCGCTGCTTGGCGCGCTGCAACGCGCGCATGCTGTGATTGCTCATAGCCCCAACCTACCGTAACCTCTTTCGTTAGTCAAATGGTCGAGGGTCGGGATAGGCAAGGCGACCTTTCGAGCGTACAAGGCACCCCATGGAGCAAAACGAGCCCTTGGCTTTTGCCGGTGCCAACGACGGCCCTATGCCACCGGCCCCAGTGGTTACCTTAGAGCGCCGCCCCGAGCTCCATGCGGTCGCGCGGAAGGTCATTGCCATACTCGACCCGCTCGACCCCGCCGCCCGGCTCCGGGTCATCCGGGCCGCGGCGCTCCTCCTAGAGCTCGACGTCGCAACCCTCGGGCTCTACCCCTAGGGCGCCGCCGTGGATTCCGTTACCGGCCCCCGAGGGCCGCAATGGCGGCCGCCACGGCGCACCGGCGGCGCCTCGGGCGGTACGCCCGGCCCCCAAGGGCCGCCCGGCCCGACCGGACCCGCAGGGCCAGGGGTGCCCGCCGGCGGCACGTCGGGGCAAGTCTTAGGCAAGACGTCGGCGACCGACTACGCGACGGCATGGATAAACCAAACCGGCGGCGGCGGGGCCAGCGTGACCGTCGGCCCGACGCCGCCGCCCGCGCCCGCCGTCGGCGCATTGTGGTGGCGCAACGACCCCGACGGCCGCCTCTTCGTTTTCTACGACGACGGCAATTCGACCCAGTTCGTACCCGCGACGCCGACGCTTAAGGGCGACCAAGGGCCGGCGGGTCAATCGTCGAGTTACATTGAATATCGTTTCTCGACAGCCACGGTGGCGCCGCCCGCCTCGGGCAACGTCCAATTGAATAACGCGACCGCAAGCGCCGCAACGCTTCTGTGGGCGTCCAATACAACGTCATTGAACAATGACGCGACCGTGGGCTTAGGCGCTATCACGGTCGGGAGCAAGGTCACGGTTCAGGTTCAGACTGACTCGACGAGCCTCTATCAATATCAGGTAACCGCTACCCCGACGAATCACGGCACGTATACCGACATACCTGTTAGCTGGGTCAAGAGCGGTACGGGGCCGGCCATTGCCAATAATGCGTCTATCTTCCTCGCCGTCTCTATCGCCGGGCAAACCGGGCCGCAGGGGCCGCAAGGGCCGGCGGGGCCAACGGGCGCGACCGGAGCGACCGGGCCGCAAGGGCCGACCGGCGCCACCGGCGCGCAAGGGCCAGCGGGAGCAACGGGCGCGACCGGCCCCGCCGGTGCTGACTCGACGGTGCCCGGCCCGACGGGGCCGCAAGGTGCCACCGGTGCCACCGGGCCGACCGGCCCCGGCGTGGCCGCCGGCGGCACCACGGGGCAACAGTTACAGAAGTCGAGCGCGGCCGACTACGCGACGGCATGGGTCACGCCGCCGACTATCCCGACGACGCTACCGCCCTCGGGGCCGGCGGGCGGCGATCTAACGGGCACGTACCCTAACCCGACCGTGGCGGCGGGCGCCGTCGGTAACGCCGAAATTTCCGACGTCGCATGGTCGAAGGTAACCGGCGCCCCGTCGAGCTTCCCGCCCTCGGGCGCGGCGTCGGGCGACCTCACGGGTACCTACCCGGCGCCGACAATCGGCGCGCTCAAGGTGACTACGGGCGCCGTCGCGGCGCTCGCCATTACCGACGCGAAGATAAATGACGTCGCGTGGGGCAAGGTGACGGGTGCGCCCGCGAGCTTTCCGCCGAGCGGGACGGCCGGCGGCGATTTGAGCGGGACGTACCCTAACCCGACAATCGGCGCGCTCAAGGTAACGACCGGCGCGCTTGCCGCGGCCGCCGTGACCGACGCGAAGGTTAACGACGTCGGTTGGTCAAAGGTCACGGGCGCCCCGTCGAGCTTTCCACCGTCGGGCGCCGCCGGCGGCGACCTCGCCGGCTCGACGTACCCTAACCCGACGATAGCGAACGGCGCCGTGACCGATGCCAAGATTACGAGCGTGTCATGGTCGAAGGTAACCGGCGCGCCGACCGCCATGCTCGGGCTCGCGTCGATTGGTTTGACAGCGCCGGCGTCGCCACAAGTCGGGCAACTGTGGTGGCGGAGCGATACCGGGAAAATGTATATCTATTATAACGACGGCACCTCGACCCAATGGGTACCCGTCAACCTCGGGTGACAATATGGCGGCCCTCGATTTTCCTAATTCGCCAACGAACGGGCAACAGTACGCCGCGCCCAATGGCGCCACGTATCAATGGGATGGCGCCGCATGGGTAACGACCGGCGGGCAACCGGCGACGCCGACGGGGCCGGCGGGCGGGGATTTAAGCGGTACGTACCCAAACCCGAGCGTAATTGCGGCCGTCGCGTCGAAATGGACAACAAGCGGCGCGACGATCACGCCGACCGATGCGACAAAGGTTGTTACCCTGAATAGCCCCTCCTCCGATCACCTCGCTTTTGGGCCACGCCCGGCAAAGGGTCGGCTCTATGCCGACGGTGGCTCGGATAATCTCATGCTAACACTTAACCGCGCCAACACCGGCAAGGATACACTAGCCGAGTCTGCATGGCGTTTGAAGCTAAACGGCACGACTGCCGGCGATACGGCACAGCTTGCGTACACGCCGGCGGCAAGCACGACGGAAACAGCACTGTTAACGCTCGACAGCGGGGGCACCTTGTCAGTCGCAGGGCAATTCAATCTGCCGAATGCGGGTAACCTACAAACCTGGCTGAATAGCGGAAGCGCCGTAACAGACATCTACGCTAACAATGGGCAGACCGTCGGAGCGTCAAGGCCACAATGGTTCATGCGGCTCGATACCGGGGGCGATTTAGCTTACTTCACGCGGCGAGCGCCGAATGCGGGCGCGTACGTGAATACGCTTTTGTCCGACGGCTCCGGCAATCTTACCATTAGCGGCGCGACCGCAACGAAGGCGAGCGGCACCACATGGGCGAATCCATCCGACCCGCGGTTGAAAGAAGACGTGGCGCCGTACTCGCGGGGCACGGCCGAGCTCGTGCAGCTTGACCCCATCATGTATCGCTACAACGGTCGGGCCGGCACGTCGCCCGACATTCATGGAATCGGGCTCGACGCCGCCGCCGTCAAACCGATCATGCCCGAATGTGTTAGGACCGTATCGGTACAACTCGATCCCGACGACGCCGAGCCAACGGACATTTTGACCCTCGACGCGAGTCCGATCATTTTTACGCTTATCAATGCCGTCAAGGAGCTCGCGGCACGGGTCGCGGCGCTCGAAGCGCATGCCTGAGACGCCGCCCGCCGCCGGGCGCGTGCTCGGCCCCGATCATCCATTAGCCATTCGCGCCGCGGCGCGGGTCGCCCTCGAACAACGCAAAGCCGCGGCGGCGTACGGCACGCACGGCGACCCGTGGGCGTTCGTGCGCGACTGCGTATGGACGCGCGACGAAGCGACCGGACAAGTACGGCGCTACCCGGCGCACGAGTACGCCGAGCTCTTGACCCGGCGGTGGCAATCGCTCCCGATACTCGTCGTCGCCAAGAGCCGGCGCATGGTGTGCACCTGGCTGTTTGTCGCGCTCAACTATTGGCTCGCCCGCTACACGCCACTAACGAAATGCGCGTTCATGGCACGCAAGCTCGGGCGAACGGAAACCGAGGGCTCGTGCGAGCTCGTACGGCGGGCGCATTTTATTCACCGCCATACGCCGGCGTCGCTTGAGCCGGTCGAGGTCGATTACTCTATCGGCCTTTTACGCTTTCCCAACGGGTCGGAAATCGTCGCCCTCGGCGAAGGCGAGGAGCAAGCCCGGCAACATACCTTTACCTCGGTGCTCGCCGACGAGGTTTCGTTTTGGGAACATGCGTACGAGACTTGGGTTGCGCTCCGGCCGACCATCGAAGGCGGCGGCCGCATAACCGCCGTCTCCTCCGCCGGCCCGGGATTCTTCCGCGACCTGTGCCATGACCAACTAGGCTAATGGAGCATCACGCCTCATGCATGCGTTTCCAAGCATGGGATATGGGCGAGCAAGTACCGTGCACCTGCCCGGCTACTTGGCCCCGGCGTACCGTGGCGCGTAACCCGGGCGAATGGTACGAGGAGCGCCGGCAAGAGGCGGAGCGCCTCGAGGCGGAGCTCGCCGGCGCCCGCAAGGTGCGCGACGCAATTAACGCCGTCGAGGGCGGGCGTTGGGCGGCGGGTCATATGGTCGACGCGGCAAACGAAGCGGTGCATCGGATCGAGCGCGCCCTAGAACAAGCACGCTACGTCGGCGACTAGGAGGGGCACAGTATGGCAACGAAGCACGAGCCCGAGGAAAGCGGCGCGGCGAAGGTCGACATTACGCGACCCGACGGCACGCATATTCTCGTCGAGGGTAGCGCCGCCTTTGTCAGCCGCAAGGTCGCCGAGATTTTGACGGTGCTCTACCCGCCCCCGCCCCCGCCGCCGGCGTGACCTTCACTAGCGAGGTCACGGCGCCGGTTAGCGTCGAGGTCACGGGCTACACGCCGCCGAGCTCGGGGCGGTACCATGACCGGCCCGAGCGGTGCACGCCCGCCGAGGGCGAGGCGGTCGAGCTCGTGGTGACCCTCGGCGGGGTCGACGTGACCGACGCGCTACCGGCCGACGTGCTCGAAGCGCTCGCAAGCGAAGCGCTCGACCTCCTCGCCGACTAGCGGGCGCGCGAGCGGCGCCGGCGGGCTTTCTTCGCCCGCGCCCACCGCACCCGTACGGCGTGGCGGGCTTGCCGGCTACGCTCCGCGGGGTCGAGCGCCTCGGCCCGAGCTCGGCCGCCCTTGCTTGCGCCGAGGCGCCCTAGAGCGGCCGCGGCGGCGCTAATCTCCTCGGGGGTCATGGCGACCCCTTGTACGAGCGCGGGCGGGTATTGCCTAGGCTCGCGCCTTGCGCCACCGGGCGAGGGCGACGACCCCGAGCCACGCGGCGAGGTCTTGCGGGTCGTCGTACGGTACGAGCTCGTAGCGCCCCGTACGTTGTAGGTGCACGCCGACCCGGGCCGGCGTGCCCCATTCGACGGGTACGAGGCGGCCGCCGCCCGGCGGGGCCGTATACAAGCCCTCGGTCGCATACCCGGCGGTTTGGAGCGCGTAGGAGCCCGCCATGCGGGCCGTCGCCTTGCGCTCGGCGACGGTCACGTACCCGCCGAGCTCGCCGACGCAATCGGCCGTACCAGCATACTCGTAGGTCGGGTGATACAGGATAACCTGTGAGGCTATCGGGCGGTAACCGTAGTCAGCTTTGAAGGCGCGCCACGCTTGCACGTAGCCGACCGCCTCGGGGTGTACCGAGCTCCAATCGAGATCGTCGGCGTCGTCGAGGTCGCAACAGAGGTCAACGTGTATGCCGCGCCGGCGGGCGTGTAAGAGTACGTGCGGGTTAACCTTGGAATAGTCGGGCGAAATGCCCGCGGCTTCGAGGAGCTCGGTAACCGACGGCACGGGCGCGCCGTCGACCCGGTAGACGTGCGCCTCGGGGTCGAAGGTCAGAATCGAGCCGGCGGTTTCGTCGAGCGCGCCCGCCATCGCTCAAAACTCGCGCCGCGGGCAATTCATGCTCCGCGGGGCGCCGTAGCTCCGCGGGGCCGCCGAGCCGTAGCGGCGCACGAGCCGGGGGCGGGGCCGCGGAGCCGGCGCCGGGCCGCCGAGCGCCGCCTCGACCGCCGCGGGTACTTGCGCGCAAAGCTCGTCGTAGGCGCGCCACGAGCAATCCGACAGCCGCTCGCGCCCCTGAGTCTGACCGACCCAATCGACGAGGTAGGCGCGAGCCGCGTCGAATACGCCGGCGTGCTGGTCTTGGGGTACCTCGGCCGCCTCGACCGCCTCGTGTAATATCGCCATGAGGCGATTGACGCGAGCGGGCGAAAGCGCGTCGGGCGGCGTGGCGCCGCCGGCGGGCACCGGCGGAGCGCTCGACCGCACCGGCGGCCGCGGGGCGGGGCGCGCCGGCGGGGCGGCGCGGGTCTGCATTGGACGCACCGGCGGGGCGGCCCGAGGCGGCGCCGGGCGCGCCGGCGACGGCGGCGGAGCGGTACGCCTGACCGATTCCTCTAGCTGACCTTGCAACGAGCTCGCCGGAGCCGCGCCGCTCTTCGACTTGGGCGCCTCGAATTCGCCCGCCTCGGCGCCGCCGTTGTCGAAGCCACCGCCGGGCGTATCTTCGAGGTCTTGGGTAAAAATCTCGCTCAACCCGGCGCATCGAAGCACGGCGTCGGTTTGCGCGCTTTTCTGCACCATTTTGACGGTCTTGTTGACGTCGCCGTAATCCTGGTCACGGTGGCGCGCTCCGCGGCCCTCGGCGACTACGACGCCACTAGTAGTCACTAGCTCACACTTGAGCGCGACAACGCCCGCCTCAGACCCGAGCATTTCCCACGTTTCGACGTCGCGTACGAAGCGCGGGCGGAGCCGGAGGAGCCCGCACAGTTTCTCGCTCCCGGGCTTGCACAAGGTACTCTTGCCGCCACACTCGGCACACGCCCGAGCCGTCATATTTCCCTTGTCGGGACAGTCGGTCTTGTTGCCGCGGGGGCCGACCTTTTTGTGGATTAACGTATAGTCGATGCCCGCGACGAGTTGGCTCAGAAGCCAATCGACGAGGAGCTTACGCGACTCGGCGTAGGTCGCTAGCTGCGCGGCGAGCGCGGCGGGGTCGTTCAAGATAAGCGCGTCGGCACCCTCGGGCGGTACCACGGTTAGCGCGCCCTCGGGCGGTGCGGCTACGACCTCGGGGGTTTCCTGTTCCATGGTGGTACTCCCTTTCGCCGTGCTCTCATGGTAGTACGGCGCTTTAGTGGCTAGCTGTGCGGCGCGGGCGGTCAAGATGCAAGCGCACCCGGGGCACGCCGCCGGCTTGCCTGATTTACGAGCGCTCTTTGCCGACGACCCGACCGACTCGCATACGTGGCGTCGCTTCGTACGCGACCGGGGCGAATCGCCGGAGCGGTGCTTAGCCTTGGCGGTCATGACGCAAGCGCTCCTCGACCTCCGGTTGCCGGAAGGTCGCGCGCACGGGAAAGACGCCGGCGTGTATGAGCGCACATGGGCGTGGTTTCAAACGAACGACCGCGGTTGGCCCCTCGCCTTTGTGAGCATTTGCGAGATGTTCGATTGGAGCCCCGAGGCGGTACGAGCTCGCGTGCTCGGCCGCTCGCCGGAGCCGCTCCGACTCGTACCGCGCCGGCAACAGTCCTAGGACGCATACCCCCTAGACCATACGCCCCGGGGGCCGAGGCGTCAACCAATACGTACCGCTACCGATACGTATTTAACCCGCGCTTGGCTCCATAGGGGTCGCGCGGGTATGCTTGGCCCCATGCCCCGCCGCCGGCCCGACGGCCGCCGAAAGCCCCGGATACGGGTCAATGCGATTTACCGGGGCATCCAAGCCGCGGGCGGCCCGACGGCTCTAAAGCGCGCCCTCGGGGTATCGCTCCCGACCCTGGCCCGGTGGCGCCGGGAGGGGCGGGTTACCGACGCCGCTACCGTGCTCGCATGGGCCGAGCTCGTGCACCCGGGCGACCCGGCGGCGGCGTATCAGTTCGCTCGGCGCCTCGCCGGTCTGCGGTAGCCCGCAGCAGATTGCCGCACTATTCACAAGCGCATGGCAATACGTATCGACGGTGCGCCGGCGGCACGGTAGACCTCGGCAACGTGTCGAAGATTCGTAAGCCCGCCCGTGACTTGCCGCCCCGTATCAGCGTACCCGTAAGCGACGACGACGCCGCCCACTTGCGGCGCATCCAAGCCCGGACCCACCTACCCATGTCGGCCCTCAGTCGGTTGCTCTTTCATCGCGGCATTCAAGGCTACCTCGTCGACGGCAAACTGACCGACTGAGCGCATTTTGCGGCAATTTGCCGCCGCCTCTTGACGGGTGCTACATACCCGGGCTAGAAGCCTTAGCTCACGTAACACGCGCCGAGAATTTAATAGACTTGTAGCGGCGGCGTACCCGAGCGGGGGAGCGGCGTCGGGGGCGGTTGGGTAGGGGTACGTGCGCCCGGTGATACTCGATACCGGGGCGTACGGGATGCATGGAGCCGGGCGGAAGTGGGGCGAGGGAATAACGCGCCCTCCCGACCGAGGCGGCTCAAATCCTAGCCGACTGATTGCCCGAGCGGCCGCCCTCATTTCCGAGTTATCAACGTGCTTGGTTACCCTCGGCGCCCTCGACCTCGACCCGCCGCGGTTGCCCGAGCTCGTGGCGCCGGCGGCGTTGTCGACGAAGGCGGCCGCCAAGCGCCTCGGGTGCTCGGCGTATACCCTCGCCGAGCGCGTACGCCGTGGCGAGCTTCAAGCCCGCCAAGACGCCAAGGGCGGCCCGTACCATTTCGACCCCGCCGAGCTCGCCCGCTTCGAGGCGCGCCGGGGGGTCGGTCGGGTTGCGGAGCGTATAGCCGACTCGTATACTCCCGGGCATGACAAACGACGAACTCCGAGCGCTCCGGCGTCACCTCGGAATGACACAGCAGCAGCTAGCCGACGCGCTCAGCGTGACCCTCAACACGGTCGCGCGATGGGAACAAGGCGTGCACAGCATCGGCCCGCTAGCGACCCTGGCACTGTCGCACCTGGTTCAAATGCATGGGCGACGGCCCCCCCATGGGGCGACCCCGACCCGGAGCCGGAGGGCTAAGGCATGACCGGGGCCAAACGGCGCGGGCGCTTCGTCGCCGACTACTACGTGAAAGCCGGGGGCCGGCTACAGCGCCGGCGCCTATCGTTCAAGACCGCCGCCGAACGTGACGCCGAATTGGAGCGGCAACGGGCGGTCGAGCGCCGGCAACGCGGGTTAGCTACCGACGTCGATCGGTCGGTTACGGTCGCCGCCTTCGCCGCCGAATGGCTCGCCGGGCTCGTGGGGCAAATCAAAGACCGCACCCTAGAGGCGTATACGGCGGCGGTTAAGCTCTACCTCGTGCCCCGCCTCGGTGATCGCCCCGTGGCGGAGCTCACGCGCCGCGACTGCAAGGCGCTTTTGAAAGACTGCCGACAGCAAGGCGTCGGGTACGTCAAGGCCGACGGTACCAGGGTACAAAAGCCGCTCGCTAAGGGGTCGGTGTATGCCATTTACAGCGCCCTCCGGGCGCTCTTAAACGAGGCGGTCGAGGAGGAGCTTATTTCGGGTAACCCCGCCGCCCGGCTCGGCAAGCGCCTGCATTTGCACCCGACGACCCAACACAGAAAGGCGGCGGTTGCGGCCCGGGTACTCACAAAGGCGCGGCTCCGCGAGCTCGCCGAATGGGTACGTGTAAAGCTCCCGACGGCATACCCCTTGCTTCTGACCCTCGCCCGTACCGGGCTCCGGCTCGGCGAAGCCCTCGCGCTGCGCCTCGACGACTACGACCCCGAGGGCGCTACGCTCCTCGTGGCCCGGGCGTGGAATGACAAGCACAAGAAGCTAGAGACGCCCAAGCACGGGGCGCGGCGGGTCGACGTATCGCCCCAACTAGCCGCTATCCTCGACGCCCACATTGCGGCGCTTCGTAAGGTCGTCGGGCTCCATGGGAAGCCCAAGACCGAATGGCTGTTCCCGTCGCTCGCGTGGGGCATGCTCGACGCCCGCAACGTGCGCCGGCTCCTCCGCCAAATCGCCGCCGGCGCCGAGCTCGGCCGCGACTTGAAGCCCCATGACCTCCGCCACACGTACGGGTCAATTCTCACGAGCGAAGGCGCCCCGCCTCAGTACGTTCAAGCGCAAATGGGGCACGCCTCGATACAGCTAACGGTCGACCTATACGGCTCCGGGTTGCCACCGGCCCCCGGTACCCCGCCCGTGAGTTATCAACACTGGGTCGAAGCCCTCGACGACGGCCCCTCGACACGTCGCCATTCGCGGCGTACTGGTCACGGCATGGTCACAGCGCCGCGGGCGCGTAAGACCAACGGGGCGGTAAATGCCTGATTTCATTAGTGGGCCGCGCAGGGATCGAACCTGCGACCCGCTGATTAAGAGTAGGCGCGATGGGCAACACCGCCCCACGTCGCCCCATGTAAAGCCACGTCTTTTCTCGATTTGGCGCGGCTAGGGCATGGGCGCATGTGGGGCCGTATTGCTTCCCGTGGTCACAAACTGGTCACAGCGGGAGGGGCGGCGAATGGGCGACACGGGTACGTTAATTGGCGGCGAGTTATCAACACTATCCACAGCCCCTACGGTAGGAACTACGGAAGAAAAGACCGGAGAGGTAGTAACCTCTAGGCAAGGGGAAAAGGGGGAGTCTGAGGGGGGAAAGGGGGCGGCCGCGGTCGACGCCTCGTGGGCTCGCGCGCTCGCGTCGGTCGAGGCGTGCCGCCGCGGGATTTGCGCGTACAAGAATCCCGAGGCGCCCCGCGATGGGCGCGCGGCCGCCAACGGGTGCGACGGCTACCACGCGAGCCGCGGCATAGAGTCCGACGGCCGCCCCGTGGTCCGGTGGTCACTCTGCCCGCGCCATCGCGTTTGGTGGGTCGCCGAGCGCAAGCGCCGTGCCGCCCGGAGGGCGGAGCTATGACCGAGCCCGGGTACTGGCTACCGCTCGGCGTGTTTCTCTTGCTCGTGCTCGCCGACCGACCGTGCTCGGCATGCGGGCGCTTGCTTCGCCACCGGCTCGACTGTCGCCGGCGCCCCGCCCACCGGGTATGAGCGCGCCGCCTTGGGTCGTCGTCATCGTGCACGGGCTACCGCGGCCCGCCGGCTCGAAGCGGGTTTTCATGGTCGGCAAGGGCGCCGAGCGCCGGCCCGTGGTGACCGACGATTGCAAGGGCGGCGGCGATTGGCGGGCGTCGGTACAGCACGCCATCGCTCGGGCGTACCGCGGCGCGCCCCTCGACGGCGCCCTAGAGCTCTCCCTACACTTCACCATGCCACGCCCGGGGGGCCATTTCGGGCGCCGTGGGCTCCTCCCGAGCTCGCCGACGTACCCGGGCCGAAAGCCCGATCTAACCAAACTCATTCGCGCGGTGGAAGACGCCGCCACCGGGCTCCTATGGCGCGACGACGCGCAAGTAGTCAGCCAAGCCGCGGCGAAGCGCTACGGCGAGCGGCCCGGCGTGGTGATTCATTGCCGGCGCCTCGACGGTGCCGAGGAGGGTTTGAACCATGGCTGCGGTCGTATGGGCGAAAGAGGGGCGGAGCATACAGCTAGCGACCCGAGTGACGCGCGAGCTCCACAAGCGAATAAAGCTCGCCGCGTTCGATAGCGAGCAAACGCTGTCCGATTGGGTAACCGAGGCACTCGCCGCCCACTTGGAGCGCGTCCGGCAAAAGGCGCCGGCGGCCGCCTCGGAATAGGCGACGAAAGGCGTAGCAACGGCAATTCTAGCCACGGGGGGTCGGCGGGAATGGCGCGGGGCGGGTCGGCGAGGAAAGGCACCTTAAAAGCCGTTGCTACGCTTCCGGGCCGGTGCGCCCGGTGCGGTGCCGAGCTCGTCGGGCGGCGGCGTGACGCACGCTATTGCTCGGGGCGCTGCCGCATGGGCGCATGGGATAAGGCGCACCCTCGCATGGTCGCATGGGATCGGAGCCGGGCGCCCTAGCCCTTGCGCGACACATGCCCGGGCACGTATCGTCTAGGAGGGTAAATGGCGACCCGCAAGGAAAACGGCAAGGTAACGGAAACCGTCAAGCGCCTGCTCAAGCTCGAAGATAGAGCCGGGGCGCTCTACGAGCGCGTCGTTGGCGTCGAGAATGCGACCCAGGCGCTCCGCGTCGAGGTGCACGGGCTCCGCGACGACCTAAACCAAGGCGTCGGCCGACTGCTTACCGGGCTCGAACGCCTCGAAGCGGCGATTGACCGAGTGGCGCAAATCCGCCCCCGGCTCGACGCCCTCGAAGTACGGGTTGACCGTTTGGAGCGCCCCGCATGATTGTGCTCTTTGTGGGTCTTCCTATCGCCGGGCTCTTTTGCTGGCTCGTGTTTGACGTGCTCCTAGAGCCATTCCTAAGCCGGACCCGATGGCAGCCGAATCGCGGCGCTAGAACGTCGGCAAGCCCGCTTGTCGCGCCCGCTCCGCCACCGATTGCGCCGCAAGGTCCGCCGCCGCCGGCCCCGCTATCCCGCCAACCCTAGAAATCCCGGCGCCGAAACGCGCCGCGCCCGGGCTAACCAGCATGCTACGGGCGGCGAATGGGGCGCTTAGGTCGGCCGCCGTACGGATACCCGTTGCCGTCGGCACGCCAAGGGCCGGAACGCCGACGTAGCGCGCCCCGTAATGCGCCCCGGCACTCATACCCCCGCCGGCGGTCGCGCCTTCGATAAGGTCGCGGAGCTCGCCGGGGGCACCGCTCCACGCGGTTTGTAACATGCGCTCATAAGCCCCTTTTTGCGAGCCAAAGAGGGCCGTTTGCGTTTCCTCGCCGAGCGCGTCGTACGCCGCCCGCATGTAGGTTACCGGGTCGCCCGCGTTGACGGCACGTTGCCGCATGGTGGCAACCCACGCGGCGGCAAGCGCGGGGCGCTCCTCGACGGTCGCTTGCTTCGCTAGCGCCTGAATACCCGTTTGTAGCGCCTCGGGGCTTTGCGAGGCGAGGTCGATTGCGTGAACGCCGGTAACACGGAGCGGCGGCGGGGGGAGCGACGCCGCGGGCGCGGCAACGCTCGTGCCCTCCGCGGTAAGCGTCGGCCCGAGCTCCTCGGCCGAGGTCAAAACGCGCCCGAGTTTACCCGAAACGACCCGCGCCGCGGGGCCGAGCACGTACTTAGTAACCGGCCCCATTGCAATATCTGTTAGCCCGCTCACGGCGCCTTGCTCGGCGATATTCCGGGGCGATATCTCCTCGCCGGCTAGCTTTTCGCGGATTGCTTCGCCCCCGCCGCCCCCGCCCGCCGCAAGGGCTCCCGACGCGAGCCACATAGGAAGGCCGATTTCCGGTTGGGCGATTGCAAGCGCTAACGGCCCGACGGTCGCTAGGGCCGGCGGTATCAGGTTGAGCCACGGCGAGCTCCCGGGGCTAGCCGTAGCCGAGGGCGTCGAGCTCGCGTCGGCGGCCGCCGTGTAAGACGCCGGCGCCGCGCCCGAGGTCGGAGCTACCGCCGACGGCAATAGCGGCGCTTCCGGTTGCGCTTGTGGCGCGGGATTGGCGACGGTCTGAACGCCCGCCATTCGCGCCGGGTCAACGAAATTTTGGAATGTGTAGCCGGCGCGTTGCTCCGCCGCTACGGCGGCGTCGTGGTCAAGTAGCGTCGGCGAAACAATTTCCCGAATCGTCGTCGAGCCATCCGGGGCGGTCGATTGCAAATATTGGCGGTAAAAATTCTGCTCTTGCGGTGGCGCGTCCGGTTGCGCTTGCGGTTGCGATTCATCGGCCATGCGTTAGCGCGGTTGCGACGGTTGCACGGTACGGCGCACGTCGACCGGATAGAGCGTTGTTGTTGTCGGCCGCGGGGTCGTCGTCGTGGTTGTCGTTTCGGTCGGTATGACTGCGCCCGTTCGCTCATCCCACGGGTACGCGCCAAAATGCACGGGCGACGGCCCCGAAAGGTATTGGTCGGTGACCTTTTGCAGTTTGGCGGGCGTAAGGTCGGCGGGGTGCATACTCTCAAATACGCCCGGCGCCGCCATCATTTTGTCGATCATATTTACCGAGCCGCGGAGCCGGCTTTCATAGTCGGCCGCCGTGCGTTCAGTACCCGTCGGGAAATTCGCAACGGCGCGCTCCGGTATGCCCGCCGCTATCGCGGCGTCGCGGATTTGTGCGTTCATTTGCAGGAACGTTTGATATGCCGGGTCACTCGCACCAAAAAATTCCTTGAGCCACGGCGTTACATAACCAAGATACTGCGCGCGTTGCTCGGGCGAGTATGTATTGAGCAAATCGTTTATAACGCCACGGACGACGGCTTTACCCGCCAAATCTTTTGATTCGGGAATTTTCCCGTACTGTAATTCGATATCCTTTTGCATGAGCTCCCGGCGTCGCTCGAAATCGAGCCCCGCGGGGGTTGTTTCCTCGTAACTAACCGTGCCGCCCTCTTGTCCTGGCAACGGGCGGGTTTCAGTGACCCGTTGCGTGCCCGCCGGCATGCCGCCCGGGTACGCGGGCGTAAGCGCTCGCTCGGCTTGCCCCGGGGTTTCTTGCTGCCACGGTACGGCGGCGGCGGGCGCGGGCGGTACGGGCGGGGGTGGCGCGGCGCGCTCCTCGGCGGGCGCCGGGGGCGCCCCACTCGCAACGCCGGAGAGCTCGGCGCCGGGTACGACTTGGTACGGTGGCGACGGCTCCGCCCGAGCCACCATAACGGGCGCCGGCGCCGGCCTCGCTTGCCCCGGGAATTGAAAGAGCGGCGGAGCTCCGGCGGCAAGCATGGGCGGTGCAACAACCGGGGCCGCTTCCGACCGTGGGGCGACACGGGCGGGCGGAGCCGGCGGTACCCTCTCAAACGTGCCGTCTGGTTTGAGCCGCAAGACCTCATGCGGCGGCGGCGGGGGCGGTTGTGGCGCGGGCGCCGCGGGGGCCGGCGCCGGCGGCGGAGCGCCTTGGCTCGGCGGTGCCCCGGTATCCGGTGGCGGTGGCGACGGCGGTGGCGGTGGCGGTGGAGCCGGGCGCGCGGGCGGTGGTGGTGGAGCCGGGCGCGCGGGCGGTGGCGGAGCCGTACGAGCGGGCTCCGGCGGCGCGGGCTCCGGCGTCGGGGGCGTCGGCTTCGCTGGTTGCACCGCGGGGCGTTGCTCTAGCGGCGTTACTCCCGTGGGTTGCTTTTTGATATTCAGATACGAGGGAACGCCGTTAATCGTGCGGCCGCTCGGTACGGTTTGCTCGCCGGGTTGCAAGGCGGCCGCCGCTTGCGCCGGGTCGGTGTACTCGTGCTCCGCGGGTTGCTGCGGGTCGACAACCTGAAAGCCACCGGTCGGGCTCGGTACGACAACCTTACCGGTTTTGCGCGCGTAATCTTCCGCGGCCGCTTGGCTCAAATAGTTGCCTGCGATGTAGGGCGACCCTACGGTAATTGCTCCGCCCGGGAGTTTGTACTGTACTTGCGACCCTGCCCCCGCCTGCGCCACCATGCCGCGACCCGCGCCGATCGCTTGCGTAATCTCATCGTTAGTGAGGGGCACGCCGATAGCGAGCTTCGATTGCGTGCGAATCGCCGGGTCATTGCTTGTAAGGCCAATCATGGTCGAGCGGTCTTGCTCGGCTTTCACCTGCGTAGCGTAATCGAGCGGTGCGACGTCGGGATATGAACGGCCGCCCGCCGGCAAGTAGCGCACGTCTTGCGGTGCCGCGACGCCGGCAACGGCCGGCGTCCCGTCCCCTGGCTGCGCCACCGCCGGGGCGCCGCTCGGCGGAGCCCCGCCCATTCCGACGAGATATGTTCCCGCCGTAAACGGCGAGTCGATAAGTGTCGCCCGGCTCGCGGGGTCGGAAAGCGCCCGAGCGCGGGCGTTCATGTAGTTAATCAACCCGCCGCCGCGGAGTGAGGCGAGCATACCGATAGTTCCGAGCGCTCGCCCGGCGATGTTTTCCACGCCCCCGAGAATCCCGCCGCCCGGAGAATCCATTAAAGCCCCGCGAATATCTGACCAATCAATTTCATGATCGGCCCCGTGTCGGCGTGTACCACGGGCGCCGGCGGCGTGACCTTCGTTGCCGGCCCCGTCGGCGACTGTGCGAGGTTGACGATTTGCCGAGCCGCCGCCCCGGGCGAATTGCCGGCGCCGCGGATTTGGTCGAGCGCGTTAAAGAATTGCCCGAGCCCCGTTCCGATCTGCGTCGAGGCGCTCGGGTCGGCGAGCTTCTGCGCGGTGCCCTCGATACCCTGCATGAGCCCGCCGAAAAATCCGGGGCCGGTAAAGGTAGAGCTCGGCCCCGCAAGCTCGACGCCCTCGGGCACCGCTTGCCCGAGGCTTGCCAAGTAACCCGCCTCGCTCGGAGCGCCACCGCCGAGAAGCCCGCCAATCCCTTCCGCGATGTTACTTAGCCCACTTGCTGCGCCGAGGTTTCCGAGCGCGCCCTCGACGGCACCGCCCGCGCTCGCAAGCCCGCTTCCTATGGCGGAGCCGGCGGTACCCGCCGCCTCGCCAATCGCCGAAAGGGCCGGAAGTACAAAGGCCATTGCCCCGCCCTCCCTCTAGAGAATGTTCATACCCTTACCGCTCGACGTGGTAATCGGCGCCGTCGCTTGCGTGAGAGCCAAGCCCGGTTGCACGCCACCGGTCAGGATATTGAGTAACTGCCCCGTTGCCTGCATAGGGAGCCCGTATTGCTGCATAAGCGTTTGACCTAACTGTTGCACGGCGTTCGCCTGCATACCCGCTAGCTGCGGCCCCATCATTGCCATTTGCCCGCCTTGCTGCGCGGCGCTTTGAATCCCTTGCGCGCCTTGCTGCAACCCTTGCAGATACGGGAGCATGGATTGCCCGAGCGCCGCTTGCCCCTGTGCCGCTTGCTGCACACCTTGGGCGGCGCCCTCAAGCCCGGTAATCCCTTGCTGCGTAATGTTGCCGACATTGCCCGCGGCTTGGTTGACGCCGCTTATCGCGCCTTGCTGTAGGTTGCCGAGATTCGACGTCGCGCCGGTCAAACCCTGCAAGCTCGCTTGGCGTTGCGCCGCTTGGTCGGCGGCGAACTGATAGGCGAGGTTACGTTGCGCGTCGGTCATGGCTTGCGCGCCGGCGCCGCCCGCTTCAAGCCCTCGGGCGGCAAGCCCCGGCTGTACCTGTTGCATAACCCGACGCGCCGCCGCTTGGTAGAGGTCTTCACCTTGTATCGGCGACGCCGCTTGCTGCGCGTAGCGTTGCGCTAGGTCGACAGCGCTTTGTGCGCCCGTTTGTGCCGACCCGCCGCGGAGGAGCTCTTGCGCTCGCGTAAGCGCGTCTTGTGCACCCGTCAATGCCGGCCCCTGCGCCGCGCCTCGGGCAAGGTCGAGCGCCGATTGCGCGCCCGCCGTCCCTTGCGCCGCCGTTTGCTGCAAGCCCGGCAACATTGCCTGATATTGGCTGTAAAGATCTTGCGCGCCGGTTAACCCTTGCCGGGCGGCCCCGAGCCCCTCCCGGGTCGCTTGCATCCATTCGGGCATCATTTGCTCGGCCCCGGTAATGGACGTTTGCAAGGCGTTGACGGCTTGCTCGCCTTGGCCCGCGACACGCCGGCCAATATCCGTTGCGCCGCCAATCACGCCGGGGGCGTATTGCTGTATCTGACGAATCGCCGACGCGAGCGGCCCTTGTGCGCGGCCGCTCGTGATATCGGATTGCAACCGTTGCGCCCGACGCCCGACGCCTAGCCCGAGCCCCTGCAAGAGCGGTTGCACCGCTTGGCGCGACACGGCGCCCGCGGTACGCATCGGAAGCGCGCCAAAGGGCGACGTAACGGATTGGCTTTGCTGATTCTTGCCGTAAAAGCGTACGCGCTCGGGGGCGGCGTGGCGGTGGTAACGTCGGCTATCCTCGGTCATGCGGCCCCCTTTCTCCCGAGCGTGTCGGCGTTACGCCCCTCGACGTCGAGGGCGAGGGCGTCGACGCCACGCATGACACTAAGCGCGGTCGTCGCCCAACCGCGCGAGCTCCATTGCGTGTCGCCGGGCACGGTGCGGCCCTCGACGACGCCGATACCGTGGCGCCGACAGTACGGGAGCAACCCGTCGCGGAATAGTGCGCGGCCGACGCCGGTTTGCCTATGCTCGGGAACAACGTAAATCCATTCGACGAAAAACGAGCTCGCCGGCTCGCCGACCGGCCGCGACCAAACCTCGCCCGCCAAAAACCCCCTCACGTCGCGGTCGGCGGCGAGCCAAACCTTACACGCCGGGTCTATGTCGAGGCGCCGGCGCCAATCTTCGGCGTAATGCGCGGCCGCCGTATTGGGGTCGAGCCGGGGGTAAGCGTCGGGGTAGTGGGTTTGGTGCTCGACCATGAGCGCTTGAAGCATGGTGCCGAGCGCTCGGGCGTCGTTGGCGGTCGCCGGGCGCACTAGCCTCATGGCTCCGCCTTCGGGGCCGCCGGAGCTCGCCGGCGGCGTACCTTTCGACGCCGGCGGCGGCGTACGACCGGGCGCGCCGCGGCGCCGTTGCCATTCGCGGCGGCAAGCGGCGGCGTAATCTCGGGCTCGGGCACGTCGAGCGCGGGCGCCGGCTCCATGGCGGGCGCCTCGGGCACTAGGGGCCGCTCGGCGGCCGCCACCGCGATGCTCGATACGGGCATGACGTAGTGCACGAGGTAGGGCGCCCAACCGCGCTTTAGCCATTGGTCGTCGCCCGTGAGGGCGCCAAGCTCGACGTGTGTTATCCCGGCGGCGGCGAGGTCGCCGCATGCCAATCGGACAAGGGCGCGGGCGACGCCGAGCCCTCGCGCCACCGGCGCCACATAGAGCCAATGGGCGGCGCCATAGCGGGTCGGGTACCCTAAGAGGCGCTCGGAAATCTCGCCGCCCAAGAATCCAAGCAGCGCGTGGGTACCCTCCTCGCACGCGACGTAAAGCAAAAGGCGCGGGTCGACCCCGACGCGGCCCGCAAGGTGCACCGTGAAATCCTCGACGGTTTGCGGGTCATGGCGCGGGTATTCGACAACCCGGAATTGTTCGAGCTCGGCGACAAGATGCGCGAATGCGACATGGAGCGCCGGCAAGTCTTGGAAAATGGCGCGACGTACGATCATGCTAGCTCAAGGATAAACATTACGCCGGTATCGACGCCGCTCGACGCCACGGCTTGCCCGCCGAGGAGTGCAGTCACCTTGAATCGGTGTTGCCCGGCGGCGACATTACCGACCGCCATCGTAGTAATTTGATAGGGAACGACGGCAACGCCGGAGCCCGTTACCAACCCGGTATTATTCATTTCGCATGTTACCGTTCCGTTGGTCGGTACGCCCGCCGTGCCGTCAATACGCAGGCGCGACGTAATCGAGACTGCAGCGCCCGACGACGCAATGCCGACGTGCCCGTTTATAAGCCCCCACGCAATATAACTTCCGCCCCGAGACGTCCATGTTTGCTCCATGCATAACGCCTCGGTGCCGAGCGTGATTAGAAACCCGCTCGCCACACTTGCGCCAACAAGCGCCTGAACACTCGCCCCGACAGCAAGCATGGAGCGCAAAACGGAGAGGTCGGCAAGTGTACAGTAGACTTTGCCGTCGCTCCCCTTGATATTGAATAGACCCGCCCACGCGGTACCCGGCGCCGGCGCTCGGTCAATCTCGAATTGGTCAGCGCCGTAATTGAGGCGGGCTAGCCACGAGGCTTTCGTATTGTCGAACGCATTCAGGGCGCTTGTATTACCCCCAAAATCCACATACGTGCCCGTCGTAACGAGCCCGCCGCGGGGGTTGATATTCAGCGTACCGCCTTGCACGACGCCGATTGCAGGGTTTGGATAGGTGCCGCTCAAATCGCCGCCCGCCGCGGAGCTCGGCGTGATCGGCCCTGAGAGCTTCGCTTGCGTAACGCTCCCGTTCGCAAGGTCGGCGGTAATTATCGACCCGTCGATTATCTTCGACGTGCCAACGCTATTATCGGCGAGCTTTGCCGAGGTAACGCATTGGTCGGCGAGGTCGACCGTTGCCACGCCGCTATCGGCGAGCTCACGCGACCCGACGGCGCCCGGGGCGAGCTTCGCACCCGTAATCGCACCGTCGGCGATATTGTCATTGGTTACGCCGGTATTCCAAGCGCTGTAAATCGTATCGAGGTCCGCATCCATTTCGGACGCGAGAATGTTTTTGTATCCGGCCGCGACCTTTCCCTGATAGGTCGTCGCGCCGCCTTGCTTCGTCGGTCGGGTTAACTGCGGCATGTTTTTAGCGCGTCTCCCTTGCCGACGGTTGTACGCGGAGCTCGAAATCGCGGAGGTCGAGCCGCACGGGGTCGCGGTGCTCTAGGGTCGCCTGAAAGGCACGGGCGCGGAGCTCGGGCACCGGCAACTCAAACTCTTCGAGGTCGAGCGACGCGACAACC